CCTTGTATTAAATCCATATGAATGAGTGCCTTCCATTGGAATATCATCTACTATAAGATGGAATAATCTATTTATATCTAGGTTGTATTTTTTAGAAGTTTTATAAAGTGCGATTGAAAGTTTATTCTCATCGTGTCTGCACTCTCCGTAGTTAGTGATTAGGTAGTCTTTAATTTCTTTTGCTGTCATTGTTTTAGTTTTTTAAATTCTCTACAAAGATAAAACTATTTTTTAATATACCAAACTTTTTTTAAAAAAAAATTAATTTTTATACGTTTTCCCTCGTAGAATCATATTGATTATTGGCTGAGATACCCCATGCTTTTTGGCTAACTTCGTTTGGCTTATGCCACCTGCATCGTATTCCTTGCGTATTGACTCAGCTTCCTCAAGGGTGAATTTGCGCTTGGCATAGCCACCACCCCTCATATCTTTCCTGTCGTATATATTTATGCTCATTTAGTAGAATTTAATTACATTATCAGTATCATCTTTTTTATCCTGCAACACCCTTATCATTGTTCTTCTTATCTTTGCAATGTATGTATCAAGAGTATTCAGTATATCATCCCTGCCATCATCAGAATACTTGTTACGCTTCTTTTCGTAGTGAATAAGCAAATGTTGTAACGCCTGTACCTGAATGTGCCTGTCTGTTATTCTTTCATTCATCATTTGTTCTCCAATGTTTCTATCTCAAACTTGAGATGATTAATAGCTTTTTTAATATCGTCAATATGCTTTTCTTTGCTCGACATACCCTGCTCAGCTTTCTTACCACAACGCAGTAGGTAGGTGACAGCAGTTCCAATGTTGTAGGACAAACTCCAATCCTCGACCACCTTCCTAGCTTCGTAACCGTACACAGAACCAATGTAGTAGCTCGGTATGTTTCTTTCCTTAGCAGTTTCGTTTAAATAATCCAAAGAACCACCTTTTATCTTATCGTTTTCGATTATCTCATCTTTCCAATCTTTATTCCTCATATAATCGTAATAGTATTTTGAATGCTTCATAATTCGTTGTTAAAGTATTTATCAATTATCTCCCTGCAATGGTCAAACCCCTTGCAACATATTGCGTAATAACCCCTTTTTAAAGCGTTCTCAATGAATATCTTTTGCTCTTTGGTGGGATATGACTTCTTGTCTTTTTTAAGCTCTATAAACAGTCCGTAGTACGTTTTGTTTGGCTCGAAGATAAGCAGGTCTGATACGCCCTTCAAATATCCTGTACGCTTTGCTTTTAGTCTTTGAGAGTAATGCCTTTGAAACTGCCCACCCATCGTAGCAGTATATAACGCACTTGGATATTGCAGTTTCAAGTAATCTACGATATTTATTTGCACCCTTTCTTCTGTTAGTCTGTCTTGCTTCGGCATACTCTAAAACTTTGATTCTATCTTTATTGCTGTTGCAGATTTCGGTTAGCAGTTCCAACCGATACTCTAGGTCAGCAATGTCATCCCTCATATCTCGCATTGCAAATATAAGATATAAAATAGAAATAAGCAAGAGTGTAAATAATATCGTTTCCATTACTTCAATCGTTTAGCTTTGTTAATAGTTTCGCCTATCAGTTTTTGGTTCTCTCTATCCTTCTCATAATCAGTCATCAACCTTTGTTGTCGCTTGAGAGCAGACTTAGCTTTGTACTCCTTGAGCCATATATTCCAATTCCGGACATTGACAAAGCCACCACTATCGGAGTGCCTTATACCCTGCTCGAAGGCAAACATAACCTCCTCCATCTCCATTGAGCCATAGTATCTTGAGAGGTCATCCACAAGCAGTTTCGACATCATTACTATCTGCTCTGTATCAGGTTTCTGACCCAACATCAGGTAACACTTGCTGAGAATATCTACGCAGTCAACATTTAACTGCTCTCTATCGTTGGTAAATCTATACCAAATTTGTCTTTGCTTATCCATTAGTATGTATAGTTATCGTAGTTTTGTAATCTTCTTAAATCATCTTTGTCATTGAGAACCATTCCTGTAACCATATAAAAGTTATTCCAATTTGAACTTCTACGTTGCAGGGTCTTATTCTCAAACATCTCTTTAATAAATTGCTTGGTTTCTTCACTTGCACCTTTGCGTTTTTTATTGTATTCAATCCAAAATTCTTTTGTGTACTTAGCCATTGTTTATTTGTGTTCTAGCTTGTTCCCAAGCAGTTAATACTTTTTTAGGTTGCGATACCTTTTCATTCTCTTGGGTGGTATTCTTCTCCCAAGTCCTTACGGATGCCTTCCAATCTTTCATGGGGTTCTTTCCAACCTTCCATCCATTAGAAGAATAGTAGTCGTAAAACTTTTCGGCATCAACAGAATTGTTTCTTTCAATACAGTATTCAGCAATATCTACGACTGTTGGCTTTACAAACCTTTTAACCTTAGCTTTAACCTTAACTATATCTTTATCCTTATCTTTATCTTGTAGGGTAGTTTCTACCCCTTGTGAACCCTTTATATACCCTTGAAGATTATACTTCTCAAGTAATGCAATAACTGATTTGTGAACGTTAGAATTAGGGTTCAGTTCGCCATATTGAAAGTCAATAAAGTCAGGAATAAACCACTTGTCGCCATTGTCAAAGATAACTATCTTATCAAGAAATGCCTGTGGTAGCATATCGTAGATTAGTTCTTCTCCCACTCTGATGGATGCCACCTCTATATCTACATCCCATATTCCTGCGTGATTGCAGTCGTCTAATATGTAGAACCATAGTAGCTTGTGTTGTGGCTTTAGCTCTCTTAGAAAGCGTTTCTTCCACTTATCTGTGTCTGTCATTCTTTTTGCCATTGTCTTAGTATAAATAATTCATTAATAATTCGTGAACCAAAGCACTATCTTCGTTCACCTCATCTAGTTCTTCTTCAGATAACTCCCTGCCATCGTACTCAGCTTCCTCAATGAAAGCATCACAATACTCAGGATAATCCCAATGGCAGACATCTCCAAACTCTACGCAAGTAAATAACTTGATGTCATAATTTTTAGTTTGTTTAGTCATTTGTTTTAGTTTTAATTGTTAATACTTAGGCAAAGATAAATAACTTTTTTTATTAAAACAAAACTTTTTTTAATTTTTTTATTTCAATACTTGTCATCATCTCCACATCAAAGTAAGAACCTGCTCTAGGATTTCTACCTCCCAAATAAAATCTACCCTCTAAATTATCTAGTCGTTCATAGACGATACCATCATCAAATGCCCAACAAATAGCCACAGGATGCTTTATTTCCTTTTGGTATTGTTGGAGGTCGATAAGTTTTCTCATGGCTACTTGTACTGTCAAACCATCGCCAATCTTCCTGTCAGGACATCCCTTCACCTCCAATGCACCAATGTGAATTAGGTTTTGGTTTTGTAGGTCAAAGTCCACTTTGGAATATTCCCCCTTGTCAACGTAAACAAGATTGAAAGTATCGCAGAATAGCTTTACTGCTCTCTCTTGCCTACGTCTATCTTTTGGGGTTTCAAATTTCATTTGGCAATTTCAATTACCTCGCAATCAAATGCTTTTATAAACATTCTTACCTTAAAAGGGTAAGTCATTATCGTCAGCACCCACCTCAACAGCTTTGTCCTCAGACTTTGTAAACGTTCCTGTGTTTACTGCCCAAGCCAAAATGTTGTTGTAGTAGTTACCTTCATACAAGCGACCTCTAATATCAATCTTGCAGGTTACCTCAGTTCCAACAGGTATTCCTTCTAGCTTATCAATGTTGTCTTTTACGACCTCCATCTTAATTGACTGTGGGTATTCACCACCTGTGTTCACTACAAATTCCTTTTTCTTAAATCCACTTTTAAATTCTTTTGTGTCGAATTTAGCTTCTAAAGTTCCTTTAATTTCCATTTTCTAATAATTTTAATAATTGTAATTCGTTTTGTATGTCATTGATTCTATCATTAATCAAAGACTGCTCTTGTTTTAGGAGGTCAAGTTCCTCAGATAGTGTTACTTCACTATTTTGTTCAAAGACATAATCTCTTACTTTTATGTAGTTTATCATCTCTCTTTTGTTGAAGCTCAAGTAACCCTCCATACTTTTAACGTGGTGCATGATTGTAGCGTGGTGTACGTTGTACTTTTTACCCATACCCCAATACGTGCCACCGAAATGTTTACGCATAAAGTAGAAGAACATTCTCCTGCCATTCATTATGGTCATCTTCCGGCTCTTACCCAACAAATCTTCGTAACTGACGTTATACGTTACGCATATTGCCTTTTTAAGAGCCTCTTCTCTGTCAACACTATTTAGCATTTGTTTATCTCATTTACTAGTTTAACTTCATCCATTTCGTGATACTTACCCTCATCGCTTTCAGATAGCAGTTTCAGGTGGCTCAACCTCAGCAGAGTAGGGTTGTCAATGTACTTGTTTATACTTTGACCTTTCAGTCCTGTTATCTCGCTGAATCTTCTTTTAGTTACACCGTTTAGGCGTAAATACTTCTCAAATTTACTTCTCTTTTTCATAATTATTTTAGTTCTACAATTTCTAATTCAATTCCAAATTCAGACTTGTAAGTTTCCTTAATCTTTTCGTCTGAAAGATTCATATACAATTCTACAAAAGTTTTATTAATTCCCTTGCCAAAACTTTTATTTTCTTCGCCTAACTGATTTCTCGTTATCGCTATTATTGCACCCTCTTTTGTTAGTGCGTGTTTTCTAATCGCCATATATATTAACTTTGTAAAATATAATCCCATTCATTAGCATACCCGCATTGATAAGCAGTATTCAAGGCATCAATTTCAGCCATCATATCATGTGCAAGTTTTTCTCTAATAGACTTGAATTGTTGTATATATCTATACTCTCCTAAAATTAAATTTAGTTGTTCTCTATTTTCATCTATACAGTCTGATATTCTCATAAAATACATATCTTGATTAGTCCTTCTAATCATACGCAATATATTTGATAAATGCTCTGCACTTAAATTTTCTACTGCTATTTGTTGACCGTCTTTGGTCGTCCAATAATTTGTTTTCATATTTTTTTATTTATCGTTATGAATTTGTTATTTAAACATTTTTTTAAATTGTTCTCTAGGGTCTTTCTCAACGTAGTCCTCTCTTAACTTTGTAATAAGCTGATTAGCTTCATTATAAGTGAGGTACAAAAGACCACTATCAATATCTCTAATTACTTCAGGTTCGTAAGGAACACTTGAGAGCAAACCCTCAATAACTGCTATCTGCATATTACTGATAGGTTCGCCTTCAAGTAGTTCATCTATCCATTCTAAATCCTTACTCATCTAACAGCATTTCATCTTGACCAAATACTCCCTGCTCATAAAATCCTGTAAGCATCAACACTGCTCTTGACTTTGCACGTTTCTCAGCCATAGCTACAGGAAACTTACCTGCAAGACCCATAGTGTTTTCTTTAGATGCTTCGCCAAAAGACTCGACAACAGTTTGACCTATGTCCTTGTTCTTTACCATCTGAGCAGTACACCTCAACACAACCCAATCTTTCTCCATAACGATTGGCTCATACTGTAATTGTATATTTCGATTACTAATAATCTTGTCAATACCTGACCTAGTGATAATTACAAATCCACGCTTATCTTTGTAAACATCTTCTTTGACTAGACCATTCGTAGTGAACAGTCTAGCTAACGCATCTTTTCTAGTTTCTTTTTTTACTTCTGTCATAGTTTTACAATTTAGTGATTAATTTTCTTAGTTCTTTGAATGAGTTTAGGTCAAACTTTCTAGCATCAATTCTGCCATTATACCATTCCTCTAGGGTTTTATTGTCGTTGGATTTCCATTTGACTTCTTCTGTTTCATCTGATTGTAAGATTCTTTCTAACAGTTCAATCTCTTGGTCTAAGAAGAAAAGGACATCGCCTTTTTTGATAGTTTCTACTTTTAAATCTTGCATAATTCAATTTGTTTTAATTAATAATCTTAGGCAAAGATAAAACAATTTTCCTAATATCCAACAATAAAAGTAAAAAAAATGTAAAAAAAGTTTGTTTACTAGATTATAGAAACTCTACTGCCCAAGTCCATTGGGATGAATATGGCAGTTCTACCACCATCCAAAACAACACCACAACCTAATGTAGGTTTCTTAGGAAAGTTCTTGCCATAGGAAAATGCCATAGCATCTACGTCAATACCACATCCGACATTCATTCCGAATATCAAATCGTTTCGTGATGCCATATAGTTTACACCACCAAAGGAATGGCAATGACCTATAACTGTTGACTGCCTGTTGGCTATTGCTCTGTTTTTGTGAGCCATAGCACCACTACTTCCTGTGCCATGCTCATACAGCACACCATCAATCTCCCATTGCATTTCCCACTTCCAACCTTTAGGTGCGTTCCATATCTCCTCATAGGACTTGATGAATCTTTTGGGTATTCCTGCTGAGGTGGCTTGACGAAATGGTAGTGCCGAATGATTACCCACGCATACCTTCACATCAGGAAACGTGGCATACCATCTCTCCATTGCTCTTTGAGCAGTTTCAGCTTCGCTTTCAGCATTAGGCATCTCAGCCATTTTCTCGTGATAAGACAACGCTGCATTGTCAACCTCATCTCCGATGTGGACTATATCAGACACTCCGAATCTATCGAATACTTCGTAGCAAAAATCTCTGTAATTGGGATGGCAGAATGGCTCGTGTGTATCTCCGATGATACCTACACCACCACCATTTCTGTGTTGTTGGATAAGGTCAAATTCTTTTTGGCTTAGTCTAGGTCTGTATTGTTTCATTTGTTATTATGTTTTAGCAAATATAAGAAAAAAATGTTAAAATGTCAAGGGAGGTGCGACTAAACACCCCCCTCGAAAACTAAAACAAAATTGAATGTCATACAAACGTATGTGCAAATATAAGAAAAAAATGAGAAGTAAAAAGTTATTTTCGTGTTTTTTCGATAGAACGACCTCCAAAATATGCACCAAAAGCAGTAATGGCTAGTAATTGCCAAAGGTCAATCCAAGAATCCTTGATGTCCATATCTACAAATCCGAAGTCAACTAATGTAAATATCGTAAGAACAACAAGCAAGAAAGCCAATGATAGTGGTCTAATCGACTTTGTTAGCCAATTACCCTGCATATCAGCTTCCCAACGCTTAGTTACCTCCTGTTGCATCCTGTGGTCGTGGTCTAGTATTATCTTTTCCACCTCAGCTTTTATGAGTTCCTTTTCTTCTGCTGAGGTATGTATCTTATCTATGGCAGTTCCAACGGAATCTACCAAATCTTTTGCACCTGAAGAAAAAATCTTTCCAAATATATTCATATCCTTAACCTTATCTTTATCTTTATATTTAGCTTTATCTTTATTATATAGGGTATAAACTACCCTTTACAAACCCTTTGGCAAGGGTTAGTTAAAAAAATCATTAGTATGTTTGTACTCTATGAATACCTGTTCTCCTTTTTGTAATTCCTCAACAATTTTACGGTAAACCCTTTTGTATGCCTGTGATGACTTGCCAATGAAGCCACCTGTAATCAAGCCATTATTCTCCTGAGAATCGCCCAAAAGTAAGCAACCACTCGTGTGTTCATCAGTGTTACCACAATGTATAAGAATATACTCAAAGTTAGGAACGTTAGTGATATGCAACATACCATCGTGTATATCAGAAAACCTTTCGCTATATCTCTTATGAAAGCCACCTTCCCTTCTTAATTTTATTTCATATCTACCATAGGGTATCATTGTTTCTCCCTTTACCTTAACATCCCTTTCCTCATCCTCAAGGGTATAGCAAAGAAAGTCGTAACCTATCCAAGTCTTTTCCAACAGCATACCATTTGTGCTATCAGATGATATGTTATATCTAAGTACAACTAATTCCATTAAGACTTAGCAGTTTCAGCAGTTTCAGCAGTTTCACAGCTTTTTTCACAAACCTTACATTTGCCAAGACAAACTTTACCAAATGTCAAAAAAGATATTATATTACAAATATATTTCATTTTTTATTTTTTATAAACTCTAAAATTATATTTAGCTTTTCTTTTACGTCATTCATTTGCTCACGCAAAGATTCGTGTCGCTTTTCAAATCCAACCTTCACTTCTTTTATGCTAAAAAAGAAAAACTTATATAAAGCATAAAGACACCCCATAAGCAAAACAACTGATAGTCCGTAGTTTTCAATTAATTTAAATGTTTCTTCCATTATTTGCCTTGTCCGTTATATGATTTCTTATATTGTTTTCCACCCCTTGTTCTACTCTTATTCTTCGAGTGTATGCCCTTCCTTTTAGTTTTCGGCTTCTCTCTAAACTTAAAAGATATACCCTTAGCCATTGTTAGAGAAGAAATAAGCTACCAATGAGCCGATTACAACAGTCCACAAAGTCCATAACGCTTTCTGCATAGTAAGTCTAGCAGATGTGTTTATGTTTACCCTAGAAACAACACCCCTATCAGGGTCAAGAAGATTCTTTGTTAAGTCGTCTAGCTTTTTGTCCATTTTGTCTAACTTATCCTCCATAGAGTCCATTCTTTGTTTCATAAGTGCTATTTCTTGTGCTGCTGTTGCTTTTGCCATTGTTATGCTGTATAAACAACCTCAACGGTTGAGTTAAATCTTACTGTCGTTGCTGCTGCCGCTGTTGGCTTCAGCGTTACTATTAAAACATCACCTGCTGTAAAAGAAGAAGATGATGATAAAGAGGTTACATCAAAAACATTTGGAGTAGTGTTACCCTCTCCTCCTTCTGTTATTGTATCTCCTAATTGTGTCAAAGCAAAACCTGAACTACTCTCATCAGTAGGAGTTCCTTTGTATATTCTTATCTCAACGCTTCTTGGACTGTTTATAGCAATTACACCACCAAATGCACCTACATACCCATCTCTCAAGCAATAAAGTACAGATTGAGCCACAGCATCTTGTCCGTCATTAGTTGGGTTGGTTACGACAGTATCAAATGTGTGTGTTGTACTACCTGCATATGTTGGTGCATATTCATCTGTCGTTGACTTACTTAAAAAACCTGCAACTCTTACAAAGTGAGTGGTTCTTAATCTATCATCCTGCCACTCCAAGCTACCTGAATTATTCTTAGTAAGAACAGTATTGTTAG